AGATCAGGTTGAACACATCATGAACCGCCTCCTGATTGAGCGTAAAAACGTATCTCTCAGCGGCCCTATAACCGATGGAGCCGTAAAGCCCCTCACGATGGATCTTGCCAATGAAGTTTTCTGCGGCAGTATAGATGAGATGTTCATTCTCTGCTGGCACGTCATCAACTGCAACTTCGGGGATTTTTTCTCGAAAATCGGAGCCCGATTTGGACTCCGAATCGGCAATACGGAGATCCCGGATCAGTCGAACAATACGGCAAGTTTGACGTAAGCCGGTTTTCTGAATTGGAGATGCGCATGTATGTCCTTATCAAAGCGCACCTCGCCACAAAATACGAACTTGAAACCTGCTATACCCTCGGAGAAGCCTTGAAACTGTACTCGTTGTACATGATGGAGCGCGATATTGAAGCGGCTCATTCAGAGGAAATCAGAGCTAAATCCGAGAGCAGAAGGTAATGAGATATACAGATTCCGGGCAAGATGGAGGTGATTAAATGGATTTTGCTGAATTGATGGCGAAGATCGGTTTTACCGTTGATCAGGCAAGCGTCAATAAGGTTAACCAGACCGTCGGCTCCATCAAGGGCATGATCGGAAAGGCCCTCGGTGCAATCGGAATCGGTTTCAGCATGAAAGCGCTCAATGATGCGGTTGAGCAGTTCAGGGGCATAAATCGTTCTTTGGAAAGTGCTCTCGGGCAGTTCGGAGACATGGATGAGATCCAGAAAAAGATTCTGGACACTTCAAAAGATGTTGTTGGAAATTACGAGGATATCGCCAAGAATGTGTCTGACCTCGTAAAGAACAACAAGACCCTGTTTGATGTGGACAAGGCCATTGAATTCACCGACACCATGACAAAGCTGGTGAAGTTAAGCGGTGGTTCTAATTCCGATGCTTCAGGTCTGATTTCATCCATGGCCTCCGACATGAAGCATGGGCGCGTAAGTTCCGGGATAATCGAACAGCTTATAAACAAGGTTCCTGAAGCCACAAAGATTCTGACGCAGTATTACGGCGTTAATGAACAGAGGCTTAGGACAATGGCTCAGGCTGGCCTCTTGCGGGCAAAAGACCTTCAGAAAGCGTTCTCGGATGCAGGAGAATCCGTTAATCAAGCGTTCGAGGAGATGGGGCCTAAAGTCTCCGATGTGTTGTCCTCAGCAAGAAGTGAGTTCAAATATTTCGTTGAAGAGACGGATGAAATGTTTGGAATCACTAAGGAGATAGCGAAGTTCCTGAGAAGCGGATTTCAGGTTTTGATGCGCTGGCTCCAAGAAGCCAGAAGCAAACTCCAAGCCTTGTCCGATAAAGTGGGCGGATTCCGCAACATCATGAAAACCCTTGCCGCTATCGTGGTCGCCATGAATTTCGACAAGATTGTAAAGGGCGTTCAATCTTTGGCAAGCGCGTTCAGCACTATGGGCGTTAAGGGTATGCTGATTGTTGGAATTATCGCTTTGCTCCTGTTGTCCCTCGAAGATCTTGTCTACTTCATGCAGGGAAAAGATTCCCTGCTGGGAAGGATCTTCGATAAAGCTGGGATCGATTCCGAAAAAGCCAGAGACATGATAACCGGTGCGTGGGGAGGAATTAAGGACTTCCTCGCCAACGCATGGCAGGGAATCAAGGACTGGTGGGACGAGAACGGCGAAGGGATTATCGAAGGTCTTAAGGGCGTAGTTCAAGCGATTACCAGAATCGTAAATGGCGCATGGAAGGCCATCCAGAGAATTTGGGCTTCAATATCAGGCTGGTGGGACGAAAACGGAGAGGCCATAACAGAAAAAGTTGTCGGACTGTTCGGAACAATCAAAGATGACCTGATTGCGGCATGGCACGCCATTGAAGAGTGGTGGGATGAACACGGCGAATCTGTAATTGAGCTTATCGCCGGTGCGTTTACCGGCCTCCTTGATGCTTGCGGTCCTCTGATCGATGCCTTGAAAGATTTGTGGGAGCTGCTAAAAGCGCTCATTACCGGAGATTTTGAAGGGGCATGGGAGAGCTTCAAAAAGATAGGAGAAGATATTGTAAACGCCTTTGCCGCCCTTGCTCAATCTCTTTATGAAACCGAACTCGGGAAAAAAGCCATGGACTGGGGTTCCAAGTTTGTTGCCAATTTCGCCGCCGGGATTACAGGCGGGTATGAAGCGTTGAAAAATGCTCTCGGCCATGCGGCAAACGACATTCGAGAGTTCTTTGGCCTCGACCCGATATTTGAAGATGACAGGGGAACACCTGTCACCATTGATGATGGGAAAATAAATTTGCTGGATAATGATACTGGCAAATTCGGTTTTATGCCAAACCTGAATCCCACTCAACACACATATTTCTCCAATCTTTCAGAAGAAGAGATGCTGGAAGCCGGGAAAGCGATAGATGAAAGACTTCTTAAGGCAAAAGGTGTAATAGACGCTTCTGGTGCTCCAAAAAACATATATGGAGACCCTACGCAATGGTGGTCTGATTATCCCTTGTCTGCCCAACAGCTCATCGACTTGGACAATAAAGCCAATAATGTTCTCGGTGGGCTTAAAACTTTTGCACAATCCGCAAATGTTCAACCGCAGACGATGGGGAATGTTACGGATTCCCATGATGAGAATTATCAGATAAATCAAGAGGTGACTGTCAATAACACCTTCAACGGAGATGGCCAGCAAAACTCCTATGCGGCGGCAAAGAAGATTGAAACTGAAGTAGCCCGTGAACTTGGCAGACCGCTGCAACTCTTACACGCGAGGTGATGAAAGATGCCGAGAGCATTACGTCCGGTTTCCGTTGCCGGAATAGAGTTCGATGCTCTTATTGAAGAGCAGAGACAGTTGGATGCGCAGATTCCGCAGTATTCCACGGAAGACGGTTTTCAGTTCTCCGATGCGATCATTGTTGAGGCCGAAACTCTCAGCATGACCCTTTTCGTTACCGATACTCCCGTTACTTGGAGAGGCCGTCACCCCGGAAGACATGCTGATGAAGTGTGTTCCCGGTTGGAGGCTTTATACTTTGCCAAAGAACCCATTACCGTGCAAACGACAGATGCCGTCTACACGATGATGGGGATTCAGTCGATCTCATTCCAGAAGTCCTTTGAAGTCGGCTATTCCAGGGAGATTCCCGTCACGTTTCGCAAGGTGCGGATAACCAATACCAGAGTTGTTGCGTCAAGCATTCCCACTTCCTATGGCAGCTCAGGTGCTTCCGGAGCATCGGCGGGATCTGCGAAGACGAACAATGGTTTTGGGCTGTTCAGCGGTGATAGTTCTACTTTAGCCGGATGGGACGATGCTTCCGGAAGAAAGGGCAGTGATGGGCTTGGAACCGTTGTGGGCTGGATCAATTCTGCTGTGGATCGTTAAGGGTGGTTGAACATGATACAATATACAAGCATAGCGGTTCCTCATTTCCACGACAGCTTTTCCAGAATAGTGCTGAAGGGAGAGGTATATGAAATCCGTTTCTCCTACAATAACGCCACCGACTGCTGGAAATTCGGCCTTTTTGATTCGAGACGCCAACCTTTGTATCAGGATGTGAAGATAGTTCCCGGCATTCCACTGAACCACGGATTTTGTCAACCGCCATATCCGAAGGTTGTCTTTGCCGCCAGATCCAAAACTGACCGGATTGGATACCGGAACTTCTGGGACGGTGATGCGGTGTTCTACTACGCGGAGGTAGTCGATGACGCTTGAGAATTTCGACCGTCAGTACAGAGTGCTTGTCGAATGCCCCGGAGGTGCTTTTGAGTTTGGAGGGGAGCAATTTCCCCTTCACATCAGCTTTTCGTTTCAGAAGACCGATAACTTCTCCCCGAATACCGGTGCTCTGTCCATCTGGAATCTGAACGAAGACCACATCAATATGCTGATCGAAGGAGAAGAAAATTCCCGGCTTACGCTTTGGGCGGGCTATGGCGACAGGTTATTCCAGATCTTTTCCGGGGTGGTGGTTTTCTCCTCAACCTCCATGGATGGAGCCGACCGGAGAACAGACATTGACGTAATGGACACGCTGGAAGAACAGCGTGATACCTATTCAGCCAAAACTTTCGCCCCCGGAACCAACTGGCGCGATATCATCGATGAAACCGCATCTACGCTTGGTATCCCTGTTGAGTATGGGGATGGAGTGGAGTTCAAAAACATCGACACCGGTTTTTCCTTCATGGGTTTGACTCAGGATATTTTTACTAAGGGATGCGAAAGCAACGGCCTTTCGTGGAGCGTTCAGGATGGCATCGTATACATCCGAAAGACCGCAGAACCTCAGACCATGAGCTGGGTCTATGAAATTTCTCCGGAGACCGGAATGATAGAAATGCCGGTTCGCACCTGCGTTGCTGGCAGCTATGAAACTGGCGATAAGATCGTGGGTTATGATGTGACGCTTCTGTTGAATGGAGATATGCGGGTAGACGGATATGTTCACCTGAAATCCAAATATGCAGAGGGCGATTATTACATCAAAACCATCGAACACACCGGAGACAGCATGGGCGGATCGTGGACAACCAAGCTGAGACTGCTTGAGCCGGGGCGGGATAACGGGGTTGCTTCATAAAGAAGGGAGCCGCAAGCATGATTCAGGAAGAAATACACTATACACAGGAGCTTGTTCGCAAGCACCTGAAGAAGATGCACACGGCAGTTCCCGGCAAGGTCGTGACATACTACCCGGAAAAAGGGATGTGTGATGTTCAGCCCGTCATGCAGTTCAAAAAGCCGAACGGCGAATGGATTGAATACCCGGAGCTGAAGGATGTTCCCGTCTGGTGGCCCCAGACCTTCGGACAGACCTCCACCTTTGTCTACCCCATCAAGAAAGACGATGAAGTGCTTGTCCTGCTGATGGAGCGCCCCATCGACTATTGGCTTTTCGGACAGCAGACGGAACAGGATTTGATGTTCGACCTCTCCGAGGCGATCTGCATCCCCGGCCTGTTCGCCAAGCCGAATAAGCTGGCGAAGATCGCACAGGATGAAGAAGCCATCATCATCCAGCGTCAGGATACCTTCGTCAAGATCAAGGAAGATGATGTGATCATCGACACCCAGAGGGATACTGTCATCAACGTTTTGCGGGATGTAACCGTCAACGCCGAAAGGGATGTTACTGTGAACGCGGACCATGACATAACCATAAATTCCCATTCTGACGAAGAGCTTTCGGAAGAAGAAAAGGGGATCATAACCATCAATTCCGACAAGGATATTGTCGTGAACGCGGAGCATGATATCACGATCAATTCACATTCCGAGGAGGAACTTGAGGAAGAGGAAAAAGGCATTATCACGATCCACTCCGACAAGGATATCATTCTGGAGGCGGAGCGCAGAATAGAGATGTATGCAAAGCAATTCCTGATGAATGGTGAGGAACCCGCCGAACCCGATCCTGAAAACCCGCCGCTATCCTTCGATGGCGATCTGACCGTCAACGGATCCATCAAAGCGTCCGGGGACGTGATGGCAAACCAGATCAGCTTGCAGAAACATACACATACCGACAGCCAGGGCGGAAATACATCTGCCCCGAAATAAGGAATCAGTCAATAACCGGCAAAGCCGGATAATTTGGAGGTCAAAATGGAAAAGATCAATCTGAATCTTGCATCCCCGTGGTACACCTACCAGAGGAAAATCAAGGCCCTGTTCCGGCATGACCCTGATATCGAAGTCGGCGACGTATTCGAGCTGGACGATCCGGTTGCGGACTACGCCTTCGATGTCGAAGTGAAGAACCACGAGAAGTACATCGCACTCGACCGCGTTCTTCCCAAGGTCCGTGATTTCGGCAATGTCAGAATCGCCATCTTCTTATACGATGAAGAGAATGGCGTGGAACAGGACAGCTATACCCTGTTCAAGACCATCTTTGAAGGGAACCCCGATCTTGCCGAAATCGTCTCCGCCGAAGACTTCACCGGCACGAAGCACACCTATGTCATGTTCCGCCCGGAAGTGGTCCAGTTCTTCAACGACGATATTTCCGACCTGAACGGCAACTGGAGCGGCATCATGCAGGATATCGCCCGCGACGTTTTTGCGGATGACGCAAGAGGGGTCCACTTCTGCACTTCTCCGTATGAGGACGATGCAGAAACCGAAGAAGAAGCAGAATAACCGTTAGAGACCTTCGAGGGGCTGTTATACGCGGGATTTATCCCGGAAACATATTTCCATCCATCCAAACGGAAGGAGCCGTATAACAGCTCCACGGGCCTTACAAATAGTCCGTTGAAAAAGGAGGCCGACTGACATGATGGAAAGACCGGACATCTGGCTGACGAGGGACGGGGATATCGTCCTTACCGATACCGGAGATATAAAGATTACCAACAGCATACAACAGGCTATTTTGATCCACCTCCGGTGGATTTTTTCTGAGTGGAGGCTCGGCCCCGATTTCGGCTTCCCGTATTGGGAGGATGTTTTCATCAAGAACCCCGATATAGAACGAATCAAGCGGGATATCCGCACAGAGATTTTGAAGGTTGAGGGCGTCCGGGCCGCAAAGGTGGAAAGCGTCACCTATGACCCCGCCGGACGATCCGCGACCTTTATCTATTCCGCAACAACAGATGAAGATACATTCAGGGAGGAGGTGACACTGTATGCCTGATTACGGATTGACCCCTACCGGGCCGCACATCAAACGGCTTGATGTGATTCTGGACGAGATGCACAATAAGCTGTCCGAGGCATGGGGCGTCAATACCCGGAAGGATCCGCAGTCCTTCCTCAACCATCTTCTGACTAACATAGCGGACCAGCTCGCCGACCTCTGGGCCTTTGGTGAGGATGTGTATTATTCGCAGTACCCCACCTCAGCAGAAGGGGCAAGTCTGGATTATTCGGCGCAGTACGGTGGCATCGTCCGTGAGGCGGCGGCGAAGTCCTACTACCGGATTCTGTGTACCGGCAAGGACGGAACGATCATCCCCGCCCGGACCATTATCGCGTCCAACACGACCCCTGCCACCCAGCTTACGATCACGGAAAACGCGCAGATCACAAGCGCGGATTTCAATGCCGCGAATATCATCATCGCGGAGGCCGGAACAAGATCCGTCCTTGCGGTAGAGCTGAACAGCAACCTGTATTCCGTTCAGCCCGACGCATCCAAGACGGACGAAGAAAACCTCGCTGCCCTTGCGGAGGTTCTGAATACCGCAGACGGTTTTACCGCGTCCGTTGAGGACGGCGTTCTGCTTCTGAGAGCTGAGGACGAGATCAGCTCCAATACGCTCGTTCTGTCGGAAAACCTGACCACGGAATCCGTTGGATCGGTTATCACCTTCTCCACCGTGGAGGACGGGGATATTCTGATTCCTCCGGGCGTTATCACGAAAATCATGATGGCAGTCGCGGGGCTGGAATCTGTTACGAATGTCGGATCGTATATCGCCGGTCGAAAGGCCGAAACCGATACCGAACTCCGGCAGTCTTATGTGGATAAGATATACAACCGCTCGTCCTCCATGGCCGAGAGTATCCGGTCCGCGATCCTTGAACAGGTTCAGGGCGTTACAACCTGCACCGTCTACGAGAACTTCACAAATGAAGTGGACGCTTATGGCCGCTATCCGCATTCGGTCGAGGTTGTGGCAGACGGGGACTTCGATGAGACGTTTCTGGCGCAGGTTATCCTGAACACAAAGGCCGGTGGCATCAATACATACGGCTCAAGGGAGATCGAACTTCCCGGCCTGTATGGAGAACCGATCACGATTCGCTATAACCACCCGATCCCGATTTACGTCTGGTTTAAGGTGGTCGTTTTCATGAACGGCACCACAAACGCCCCGACCAACTATGTGGACCTGATTGAAGGGATCATAACGGATTGGATGGACACCCTCGCCGCAGGGGACGATGTGGCTCCGCAGACGATCATCCACAAGCTGTACGCCACAATCCCCGGTGGGGATTATTTAGATATATACCTGTATTCCACCGATGATGAA